CGACGGCTCCGGATCCGGCTACGGCGACGGCTACGGCGACGGCGACGGCTCCGGATCCGGCTACGGATATTAAAAATAATCCCCCGTTATGGGCGGGGGAATTGAATCGTTTAAAATGGGGGATGAATGAAGGGAAAAATACATTATCGGATACTTACTGAAAACCATAACCATGAGCCATTGTGTCACGAACAAGAGAAATCTAGGTCTATGAGTAGGAGTATAACTCTTATAGACTGTCCAGATTGTTTAAAATTGCTCGACTGTTCATGGTGTAATGGTAGAGGTTATTTTATGGACTATTCAGAAAAACAAATATGCCAACAATGTGAAGGAACTGGATTTGCACATAAGGTTGAGCCATGACTTACAAAGTAATCGCCTACGCAGGAACATATCGCATAAAGGACGATTTAAAGGCCAGGGGCTTTGTATATGAGCCGGCAGACGGTGGCGCATGGGTAAAGTATCACGCTACGGAATCGCAAGTATGGGCCTATAAGACCCTACAGCGTGGCGCGTGGTCTGGGATAGTGTTTACGGTTACGGAAGAAAAAGAAGAGCCGGTGAGTTATAACCCGGATCAGCATATAGAGCAAGGAGAATAATATGAAAAATAAACAACAAAAACGCGGAGAATTAACACGCAGGGTAGATGATAAGGCCAAGGAGTGTCTTGGCAGCGCAATAACCATAGACGAGATGCGGCTCATGCCCTATCTGCAATATCGGACCATGAACGAACAGACTATTGACCCCCGCAAGGTCAATGACGAGGAAATGGCTATACTTGATGGCTGGCAGAAAAAAGGGTATATAAAACTTGACCGTCGCAGCAGTTTTCCGCGCCTGACTGTGAGTAAAAAGTTCCACGACGCTATGAGTGAAATATTATGGCTGGCGTATGTAGACATAGATAATGACTTGTAAAATAGTCGCATACGCAGGAACATACCGCATAAAGGACGATTTGAGGGCCAGGGGCTTTGTATATGATCCAGCAGACGGTGGCGCATGGGTAAAGTATCACGCTAATGAATCGCAAGTATGGGCCTATAAGACGCTACAGCGTGGCGCGTGGTCCGGGATAGTATTCACAGCCACGGAAGAAAAAGTAGATCCGATAGCATACGATCCGAATCAGCATATAGAGCAAGGGGAGGAATAAAATATGGATTACTGGAAAGAGTGTATACAAGAAGCTCTTAATGAATGTGGGCTGATAGCAACAAATGAGCAGATATCAGCTATGGCAAAATTCATTGAAAACTCGCACGAAAATTATTCTACAGCTATGGGGCATGATTGTATTCCCAATCCATTATCCACGGAGAATAATCAATTAAAACAAAAACTGGAACGTGAAAAAAATAAAAAGCATTGTCGAAAATGTAATGGGACAGGTTCTATAACAACTAACTTTGGTGTTAGGTCGTCAACTTCAAGGTGTCATCTATGTGATGGTGTTGGCTGGATATATTAACAACGGAGGATAATGTTTAAAAAGTCGCTACTGTTTATTGGGGCTGCACCGATAATATGGTTGCTATAGCTATTATGTCCATCGGCATAGTCTGCCTTTGGGCCGTATATGTATTCTGGTATTTTTAAGGAGGGTTATGAAGATAATAGATGAAGAAGAAAACTTAAGACAAGCGTTTGTAAATTATTTGAATGAAAAATGCCCACCTATCGCTTATTATTCACTTACCCCGGAAGAACGCGCATATTCCAAGGGAGTTGAATCTGTGCAGAAGATTATAGGGGAAATAATCTCCCGCCACAAAAAGCATGCGCCTTGCCCTTGTGCTGAAATTGAATCATTACGAAAACGAGATGGAATAATATTTGTGCATGATAAGTCCACGGCATATGAACCTTTGGCGGAGCTGGCTGATAGGAAGGGGGTATATATCTCCGATATTAGAAGGCGTTCAACTACTTGGTGGATACATCTTGATGCCCCAAAAACAACCATTGTATTAACAGATGGTTTATATCACGGATATAGCGGAGAAACCTATACCGAAGCCGAATCCAAGGCCCGCCAGTATTTGGAAGCATTGCCGGATGTTAAGGGGGAGAAATAACTATGGACCAATCAACTTGTGATGCTCTTATAGAACTGATATCAATAGAAGAAGCAAAACGCCTATTAAATAAAATGGAGATTAGACATTTGTTTCATTACCATGGTACTATGCCGCCCAAATTGGCCAAAATGTATGGGATGAAAGTTAAGCAAGTAAAAGAAATTTTACTTGAAAATGACGGGGATTGCGATTAAAGGAGGGATAAATGAAATGCAAATATTGGAAAACACAATTAGGCTGTTATAAAACAGGGCTAGAGGATAAATGTATCATGTTTGATAAAACAGATAATAGATGCAATATTATAAAACAAAAACCCCGCTTCAAAAAGATTAAGGCATGGGCTTTTGAAGATGATACTGGATGGACAGTGTTTGAAAAGCCATATAAAGGCGAATATGATGGATTAATATCATGTTTTATACTCATAGACCGTAAATACTTGGAGGATAAGAAATGACCACTAAAAAGGAACGGATATTGCAGAGGGCTTTATGGTTAGCTTGCAAGCATATGCATAAAATGTTTTGCGTCAATGGCTTTAAACCATATTTACCTATGGCGATAAAAAGACGCCTTATAAAACAGGCAAAGGAGGAACTGAAATGAAAATATCAAAAATAGATTTATTTGAATCATTCTGTAAAGAATTGCATAAAAATAAACTTCCCGGTCACACAAAACAGGCAATTACCATAATGAGAAAGAATAAAAGCAAGTCTTATTATAGGGGGAAACTTAAATGACAATGGAAATGGGATGGGTAATTGTATCTATTGGTCTTTTTGGACTTTTTACGGCGGTATCTATTAGGTTGTTTTTAGAAGCGATAGACGACCATAGAGAGATGAGATTAAAATGACGAAAACACATATATCATACGAAGTGGCTAAGAGATTAAAAGAGTTTTTGGGGAAGAGTGCGCCGGAGCCGCTGGGGAATGGTGCTTATTTTTATGATAATAATGGGAATAAGGCGAGTAAGATAAATATCATGGATGGGCCTAGATATGGGATTATTTATAATAACCCTTTTCCCGCCTATATGCTCCATGACCTGCTATCAAAAGAGTTCTGCGAGGCTATGTCAATAAGAAAATTCGGAGATATTGGATGGGCGAATATGTGTGGTGGAACATTATGGAGTTTGTATTTTTGTGGTGGTATGCCAGCAGTAGAGAAAGCACTTTTGGAAATGATGGAGGCATAAATGAACTCATTTACACAAGAAAAGAAAGAGTTAGACTCACTATGGTCCGAAACTATAAAGGCCAGGGATAAGAGATGCATGATCTGCGGTGGACCAGCAGAGGACGCGCACCACTCTATAGTCAGGAGAATGTCCAATAAGACCAGATGGCACTTACTTAACGGTTTCGCAGTATGCCGTAAATGTCATATACTTATACACTGCGGTAAATTAAAGAATAAAGTCATGGACGCTATAGGCAAAATAGCTACTAAAGAGCAACAGGCAGCTATCAAACTACAAGGCCATGAGATATGGAGCATACACAAAGGATGGTTAGATCATCAAAGGGATTACTTATGCAGGATATTAAATCAGTTAAAAAGCAATACCATACTCACTACTGCCTCAAATGCCGTAGAACCTGGAAATGCTCAAAGTATGGAATGACCAAAGAGATTGAAAAGAGTGTAAGAAAGGGAAGATCAGTATTTGCAATGAGTGCATGACAAGGTATTGACACTTGATAATAAGTGTGCTATAAATTGGTATCAATTAATTCAACGATATTATGCCAAAAGGAATAAAAGGTTTTGTTAAAGGTCAGTCAGGTAATCCATCAGGTAAACCTGTAGGGTATTCTGGCTTTGCAAAACGATGTAGAGAATGGGCCGATAAATTCGGATTTGATTATCTGGTTGAACTGGCTAGTAGTAATGATAGTAAATTAAAACTAGACACTACCAAATTCTTGATCGAGCGCGGATATGGCAGGGCGATAGAAAATATGAACCATAGCGGATCACTAAATATAGAGCATAATGAATGGGCTAATGCCGCTATAAACAATCCAGAACTAGCCAAAGATATATCCGATTTAATGGGAAAAATAGCTTCTAAAAAATGACGCATAAAGAATACAGGGAACTATGGGCCAATGCTCATAAAGTAACGCCAGATATACCACTCAACATAGATATTGAACTTTCATCTTCTTGTAATCTTCTCTGTCCTTTTTGCTTCATCGCCAATCCAGAACATAAACAACCACGCAAGTATATGGACATTGACATGGCCATTAAAATACTTAACTCGGCCCATAAGCTAGGAGTTCCGTCTATTAAGTATAATTGGCGTGGAGAGTCCACTCTTAACCCTAATTTCTCACGTATTTCCGAATATGCGTCGACGCTTAATTTCCACGATAGGCTCATTAATACGAATGGAAACTACGGAGAACAAGCTATTGACGGATTGATGGCTTGCACCAAGGTCATGTTCAGCCTTGATTCGACTGTAGAAAGCACGTATAACAAAATCCGCAAGGGCGGGGATATGCTCAAGGTTATGCGGAACATAAACGAACTTATAAAACTAGGGCACAATAATATATGGGTTAGAAGGGTGATAACAGATTTAAACAAGGATGAAGCTTTCGTCAATAATGTTAAATACATCTTCGGGGGTAAAGTAAAAGTAGCAGAGCATTACTGTTTCGATAGGGCCAATGATCAGATAAAGCCTGGTAAGCGCGTCTACTGTGGGTATCCTAGCCAGAGGCTTGTGGTATCGGTTGATGGCAATATATATCCTTGTTGTGTAGACTACGATTGCACTATGCCAGTAGGGGAGGCTCCCGCGCTTAATAAGGCATGGAGCAGTGAGAAAATGATAACGCTTCGGCACAATCTTAAATCTGGGCTGTTATATCCCAAGGCTTGTAATAAATGTACTTCATGGATGGGATATGATAGCCCTAAAAGACAATACGTTCAGGATAGGGAAATTGAATGATAAAACACCAACTAAAGATGGACGATGTGGACACTCAACAGCAGAAAGAGATAGACGGATTAATATTTAAACTAGCTCTTATATCTGTGATACTGATTATCTGGTGCGCGGCTCTTACTGGATACGTACTTAGAAAATGATTGACCATCTCGCTATTGTCTGCTCTCGCCTTGAATCCAATAGACTGCCTGGGAAGGCCTTTAAACGCATTTGCGGTCGTCCTGCCATAGAACACATCATAAAACGATTAAGCGGTCTTAAAACAGTAATAGCGGTTCCCACCGATCAACTAGTAGAATATCAAACCAGGCTAGCGCATACCAGAGTCGATATAACATCGGGAGAAGCCAATAGTCCATTGCATAGATTATACAGTGTAGCTGTTAGATATGGAAAACCAAAGTGGATTGTGCGCGTCACACATGATGATATAATAATTGATGTTAGAACCGCCTTAGAATTATTGGAGAAATGCGAGCAAGAGGATTCGGGTTACGGATGTTCTCCAGGTATAGTGGAGGGATCAGGAGTTGAGGTTATCCGCTTTGAGAATCTGGAATATGCCGCGCTTAATAGAAAAGAACCTACCGAATTCGTGTCCTACTTTGTCAAAGGAGATAAACTTCCGTATCCAGCAATAACTAGATTGCAGCCAAGAGCAGATATAAGGCGTGATTACCGGCTTACAATGGACTACCTAGATGACGCTAAAGCTCTTGAGATAGTCCTACGCTCTATAGGTCCGGACGCATCCGTGGATAATATATGCTATTATTTGGACCATCATCCCTATGTGCTAGGTATAAATAGATTACCAGAATTCTCCATATACACCTGTACGCATAACAGCGAATCATTCATAGAGCAGACCATGCTATCAGTACTTGGATCAGATATACCCAAGATGGAATATATAGTGGTAGACGATTACTCAACTGATATGACATTGAATGCCATATCAAAACATCTATCTGATACCCGCGTTAAACTAGTACTCAACGAAGAAAATAAAGGGCTTGCGTCGTCATCTAATATCGCACTATCCGCTTGCCGTGGTAAATATGTAATGCGCGTAGACTCTGACGATCTTTTATTCTCTAATAATTTTAGTGCAGTATTATGGGCCATGATAAATAAAATAGACGCAGGGGCTAGTATTGTATATCCTGCTTTCTGTGAGATGGACGAAACTGGACAGAGAATAGGTGGAGCGATTGACCCACGTATAAGCCATCATGCCGGTTGTGCCTTAATGTCAAAGTCCGTGATTAATGAATTCAGGTTCAGGGATGGTCTACGGCATTGGGATGGCCTGGACCTATATAAGCGCATGGGAGATAGGGCCGAATACTTCGACTTCCCTACATGGTTTTACCGTAAGCACAATAAGAGCATGAGCGCAAATAATACCGAGGAAAGGGCCAAGATAAAAGGCATAATGGGATTAGACTGTATAAAGTTTAAAAAATAAAACAGGGGATAACATGATAAAGACAGCTTTAATAGTTGGATTTGGAGAGGTAGGAAAGGCGCATTTTAACGTACTAAAAGAGTGTTACCAAGACAGTCTATATTATAAAGATAAAGGTCCTGAAATATTTGACACCCAAGGGAAAAAAACACGTCTTAATATTTATGTGGACTTGTTAATGATAGCCACTCAATGTGATCCGAATAATATGGGGGAATTTTATTCCATAGTGACGGATTACGTCGTTGAATATAATCCGAAGTTTGTCGACATCCTAACCACCACACCATGCGGAACTACTGATAAGCTGGCAGATATTAATATTGGTCAAATGTTCACTAAATCCACTATCAGAGGAATGCACCCATGCCTTGATAAATTCCTGCTGGATATCCCAAAGCATATCGGAGGGCCTAGTGCGGCAGAGATAAAAGATTATTATAAAGCGGCTGGGATACCATGTGTTACTCATGCAAAGTCGAGAGCTACAGAGCTTTTCCACGTACTAAATAACTCCGATTATGGCGTAGCAACAATGAAAGCGCAAGAGAATTACGATATATGCCGTCATTATGGAGTGGACTACATCGAATATATGGCATATAAAAAGACGAATAATGATGGGTTCTTGAAAGCCGGATATCCGTCAAAGATGTCGCCAATACTAACCCCTCCTAATGGGCCTATTGGAGGACATTGCGTTGTTTATTCAGCCAATACTATCCCACAGAATATAAGAGGTCCATTAATGGATAGGTTGGCTGGATATAACGACAAATTTAAAGCCCCAATAAAATCAGACAAGAACTAACATGATAACACAATCAGAATTAATCGGGATATCATCATGGACAAAGCCAGTATTGCATAGCAAGATTCTAGGCAAGAAATTTGACCACTGCATGAACTTCCGACGTAATATCCAGATCGCTATGACTGAATATGCCCGCAATCATAAGTCTGATAAGGTTCAGCTAGGCGCAATTTCGATATGTGGATGGATAGAGAACTGGTGTAAACAAGCCTATTTTGCGATGAGATATCCTGAATTGTTAAGACAAGAACCGGGATTAATATATAAGTCTAAGAAATCCGCTAAGTCTATAATGCGTGCAGAATGGTCCAAGATGGCGGCAAGGTGGGGTTATTAAAATATTAATTAATTCCAAGAGCGCAAAGTTTATACTGTCGGTAAAGAACAAAACCTATAAAGAAGCGGCTGAATCTATGGGTATTTCAGAGGAACATTTCTGCAGACTTATGTCAGGGAAACATCAGCCTAGGCCATCCACTAGAAAAGCATTATGCACCAAGATATTTGTAGGTGTACCTTGGGATAAGCTGTTCATAATGAATTCAGCTACTAGCGAGGTGGTGGCATGACGGATTTTAATAATATGCGTATCTTCGGACCCACTCCGCAATACAGTAGGGTTTTAAAATACAAACCTGATTATGATCTCCCTAAGCCTTTGATTATAGCTGGCCCTTGCCAGATAGAAAGTGAGGCTATAATTATAGCCAAATATCTGAAAAACATAGGTATTGAATATATGCGGGGGGGGGTATTTAGTGCGGGTACATATCCAAGCGATAATTTCGGATTAAGATTTAAAGATCTTGAAATGTGGTATTGTATAGCTAAAGAAATAGGATTAAAGATAGTGGTAGAAGTATTTGATCCCCGTCATATAGGCCCGATTTCAGAATACGCGGATATCGTACAGATAGGGGCCAGAGCTTGCCAGAACTATGCTTTGCTTAAAGAAGTGTCCAAGCTGGACAAGATTGTGACTCTCAAGAGAGGTCCAGGAATGACTCTGGATGAACTTTTAGGGGCCTGTGAGTATCTTCTTATGGGAAAAGCAAGACCAATACTTGTAGAGCGTGGTGGGGCCAGCCATTTAAATCATACCAGGTGGGAACTATCATGCTCACTTATAGCGGCTGTTAAAAATATTTGTAATATTCCAATACTGGTAGACGCTTCTCACGGATCAGGGCGTAGGGATTTAGTGGAGCCTTTAACGCTCGCAGGGATAGCCGCAGGCGCGGATGGATGTATAATAGAATGCCATTACGACCCAGACAACGCAAAAGGGGCCGATTATATACAGACTATCGGATTAAATGAAATGGGTATTTTAAATAACAAAATACATAATATCTACAGGGAGATAAATAATGCTTGAAAATTGTCCTATATGCGATAGTAAGGAACTTAAAAAAGACGATAAGATTCATAACAATAGCGTAATAGTTATTTGCCAAACGTGCGGATTCGCTACCCACGATTATGACTATTCTAAAGAACATGAAATACTGGAATATTACAAGAACGAACACCGGAAGAATGTAGTAGGGAAACAAAAACCTGACTACCAGAATATAGTGACTACCAACAATAAAAAATCTTTTATAGCTAAATTTCTTAATGACTTTCTAAAAGATAAAAAAGGATTGATAGTGGGAGACGTGGGCGCGGCTACTGGATATCTGGTGCAATGGTTCAGGAGCTTAGGCCATAAGGCTACAGGGTGCGAGTATGCAGTACAGTATAGAAGAATGAGCGAACATTATTACGGTATTCCACTCACCGAAGAACTGGACACAAAATATAAATATGATCTAATCACTATCTACCACGTATTAGAACATATGATGAGGCCAGACGTTAAGCTAAAGAAATATAGGGATATGCTTAAAGAAGATGGACATATATTGATATCCGTACCGGAGTATTTTAACAGGCTTGATGAGGGAGTAGGCACAAATGTTCTGCTACCAGGGACTACGGCTCAGACTGAATTCGATGTGTATTTCAGCAAGGATCACATAAATATATTTAGCAGACAGTCCATAAAGAATCTAATCAACGTGTCAGGATTCGAGATAGTTAAAGAGGACTACGAGGCATACGGAATTACTTTTCTTTGTAAGAAAAAATCGGCCCCAGATACTTGCAATCCAATTAATAAAGAAAATTGGGAAGAAATATATACAAAAATGCTGGCAGTTAAAACAGCATTTGAATATGCAGGAAAAGAGGATTTTAAAAAGGCTATAGAAATATATCCGGAATTCCCAGAAGCTCATATAGCTATGCTGATGAAAGTTTACCAGAAAGACCCAGTTCATCAAGAGGATTATATAAGAGAGGTGGAGAATATCGCTCCGCAGACAGCAAATGGGGCCAGATTTCTGGCGACAAAGGGAATGTGGCTATATCAAAACCAAAGATATCAAGAGGCCTTAGAGATATTTGAACGATATGTAAATCTAAGGCCTAACCCGGATATATTTATGTTCATGTCTTGGTGTCTATTAGAACTGGGCCGACATAAAGAGGCCATAAGCATACTCAACTACTCTATTATGCTTTGTCCTATGAAATGGCAAGAGGCGGTTAACTTCCAGATTCATGCGGCTTGTAATATGCTTACTTGGGATGAACGTGCTATAGAGGAAATGAAAGAATCTTTTGCGGCACAGAATAAGGACGCTATAAAGGCTATGGCTCCTAAAGACCCGATTATGAATGGATAAATTTACACCAGAACAGTTAGCATTACTATCCCCCGCGGGTTTCGCATGGTATGCGTCGCGGGGGAAGTGGTTTTGTCCTCCTCATTTGCAATATCTTAACACTAAATTACTGGACGTAGCCGCAGGCCGATGCCGCAGACTTATTGTGACAATGCCTCCAAGGCATGGTAAAAGTGAAATAATATCTAAGTATTTCCCAGCGTGGTTTCTGGGCAATAATCCGGATGATAGAGTAATATTGACATCCTACGAATCCAGCTTTGCCGCTTCATGGGGTAGGAAAGCAAGGGATTTGCTTACCGAGTTCAAAGGATTATTTGGTATTGAGATAAATCAAGGTTCATCTGCCGTACAGGATTGGAATATAGATAAGAGATTAGGGGGTATGAACACCGCCGGAGCTGGCTCTGCTATAACTGGAAAAGGCGCGAAGATCTTAATAATTGACGATCCAATAAAAAATAGTGAAGAAGCATCATCCGAGGTAATAAGAGAAAAAATTAAAGAATGGTTTAAATCTACTGCGTATACCCGTTTAGAGCCAGACGGGGCCATAATCGTGATAATGACCAGGTGGCATGATGACGACCTTGTGGGATATCTATTATCAGAACAAAACAAAGGTAGCGAGAAATGGGATGTTGTTAATTTCCCCGCTATTGCTACTGATGAGGATATTATAGGCCGTAAGAAAGGGAAAGCATTATGGTCAGAAAGATTCCCTATAGAGGATTTAGAACGCATTAAAAAGGCGGTAGGATCGTTCTGGTTCTCCGCTATGTATCAGCAGAATCCCATACCAGAGGGCGGCGCAATTATTAAGCGAGAATGGTGGAAGTATTACTATACTACTCCGGATAGAAAATCTTTTAAACGATATATATGGGCGTGGGATACAGCCGTTAAGGTAGGGGAAGATAACGATTACACAGTAGGGATATACATAGGGGAAACAGATACCGGGTACTATGTGTTAGATATAAAGCGCGAGAGAATGGAATATCCAGACATGAAACGCGCAATAGTCCAATACTACCACGGAAGCCGAGCGTCAGCGATTATAATAGAAGATAAATCAAGCGGACAACAGGTGATACAGGAGCTTCAGCGAGGTTCAAGATTGCCAGTGATAGAGATTAAACCGGTATCTGATAAGGTCACAAGGGCGCATTTGGTTACGCCATTAATTGAGGCTGGCCTTGTATATCTACCCGAAAACGCTACTTGGCTAGCAGAATTCATGGATGAATGTCTTAAATTCCCTAAAGGCAAACATGACGACCAAGTAGACGCATTGGTTTACGCCCTTGACTATCTAAAGAACCAATCACACCACGGGATAGAATCCTACTTAATAGGTGGACAAAGAGAGTCAAGCAAGTTTTAAATATCAATCTTTTAACAATCTAAAAACCTATTCTACCTATGATATAAAATCATTCTACGATTGTGTGTTTACTGCGAATGGATTATGAATTATATTATAGCGAATGGCCGCACAAACCAAAATTGAAAAACAGTTTGCAGAAATAAAGCCACAAGACAAATTCAAATCTGGCGGTGAATTGTCCGCTAATGATGTATTTCCTACCAAACAACGCGGCGTATTCCGTTCTTCATACTACTACGATTCCTACGACTTCCCTTATAACCCAGATCCTTTAGCTGCTGGCCAATACGCTATTTACGACGATATGAAAGACGACGACCAGGTAAAGGCCGCTATAGCCACTAAAAAGGACATGGTCATAAACACTGGCTGGCAGATAGTTTGTGATGATAAAACCGTGAAAGAAGAACTCGAACAATCCATAAATGAGATAAATAAAGACAAACTTTACGGGGGTTTCGATTCGGTGCTTCGGGATATGCTTTCAGCGTATGAATACGGCTTTAGCATGGCTGAGGTCTTATTCAAGCTGGAATCTGGCAAATACTGGCCTAAGTCCTGCGCCGTCAAACCCCCTCATTCTTTTGAGTTTGATATAGACGATTATGGAGATGTTACTAATGTAAGACAGGTAGGGTCTAATTCAATACTTAACTTTAAGCCTGATTACTTTTTGCATTTCGCCTATCAGCAGGAATGGGGGAATCCATTTGGTAAATCCGATCTTAAATCTGCACATCCCGCATGGAAAGCAAAGAAATTCTTTGTCAGGATGTTTGCTATATACGCTGAAAGATTCGGGACACCTACCACTGTGGGAAAATTCCCTAAGAATTATGGAGCGAATGAGATAGCACAGTTCAACACCATTTTAAAATCAATCCAGAACAACACCACGTTAGCTATACCCGACGACGCGCTTGTTGAATTTGTGCAAGCCACAAGGGACGGATCAGATGTATACACCAAGGGCATGGATATGTTTAACACATGGATAGCGCGTTCTATCCTTGTTCCTGATCTGTTAGGTATATCCGGAGAAAAGACAAATGGCGGTTCGTACTCTCTTGGTGATAGGCAGTTTAATCTTTTCTTACAGACAATTGCCAATGATCGGAAAATACTGGAATCAAAGATAAACCAGAAGATAATAAACCCTGTTGTTTCGGCTAACTATGGGGATAAGGTTAAAGCTAAGTTTGAGTTCCTACCTTATAGCGAAGAGGATTCGCTTGAGATGTCTAAAACGTGGTCGGACGCTGTTAAGGGAAAGATATTTAAGCCAAATGAACAAGAGGTGAATCACTTTAGGCGGTCAGTAGGCTTCCCGGAAGGACCGGTAGAGATTCCAGAACCCGCACTTGTACAGGAGCCGTTCCTAGGCAAAGAGGATAATTCAGAAAAAAAAGAATTTTCTAAATGCGATTGTGGTAAAACCCACTTTTATAAACGCGAGCTTAACTCATACGAGAAGAAATGCAATTTTACTGAGATAACTAAAACGCTTAACGCTTCAGAGGATATCCTTGTACCGCAGATAGTTCGTACCGGGAAACTCATATATTCTGATCTTGTCCAACAAGTTAAAGACAAGGGCATAATGCGACGCTTTGATCCGGCTAAGATAAATGCTATTGCACCGCGCTTTCTTAAAGATATGAACATGGTCCTAAAGAGTAACTTTAAAGACCTATTTAAACAGTCTTATAAGCAAGCTCAAAAAGAGATATTCCCGTCTACCACAAAGTATGGGATGGATGAGGATATGCTACCGGAAGAATTTCTGGAAATCCTGGACGCAGAATCTTTCAAGATGGTGGGAGATTATTCAAACGAAGTAACAAAAAAAGTAAAGAATCTGTTAATGTCTGCTATAAAACAAGGCGCGTCAGAATCAGATATCACCAAAATATTAATGGAAGAGGGAAAAGATTTTACCGAGAAATGGGCCGCGACTGTGGCCAGAACTAAGACAACTGAAATATACAATCAGGCGCGTAAAACGTATTGGGACACGGACCCCATAGCAAGCCAGATAATAGAGGCTTATGAATTTAGTGCCATACTTGATGATAGGACATCGGAAGTATGCTCTAAGCTGGATGGGAAGATATTTGAAAAGGGCGATTACACTAGCATAATCACCCCGCCCTTGCATTTTAACTGCAGAAGTCTACTTGTCCCCATAACCAAGTTTGAGGACTATACAGCCACTAAGCCAATTGAAATAGAAAAGCTTAAAGAGTGGGGTGGTGGATTAATATTGCCTGATACTAAAAAATTCTCTGAATCAATGCCTAGTCTATACGCTAAAGGTAAAGCTGTTAACGTTGGGGACAACGTTATTATCGAGTCAACAGGTCTTGAACGCAGGATAAAGGTTATAGATATTACCGTGGCAAATAGTGATTCGGCAAATAAAGCAACTGTAGGATTTAAAACATCGTCCATAGATGAACTCATGTATGTATCTACCCTTGCGGAATCGGTGGGGTCATTTAACAAGCACTTTGAAGATGGATGGATCATGGAAGCCGGGAAGCCACTTATATTATCACTATCGGCGGGGTCCAGCGTGGCCTACACGATTGAGTATGTGGTTATAGACAATATGGGGGTGCGGATAGCATGAAACGCGCCCTAATGCCTATTATTATTGCCCTAATGGCTTGCGTAGCCATAGCAGATGACAGGGTAGAGATAAAAGGCGATTGCTCATTATCTCCTGGTGCTGATAAATGTCAGGCCGTAGTTAATAGCTCCAAGGAGCTTTTTGTACAAGACAATACTTCACCTACTGATCCGCTATATGTTTCACTAGGCGACGAGTACGAGAATAAAACTGTTCATATAACTCCGATTAGGGAATTAAGGGTGGCGCAGTCTACAAGGTTGGTAGGCACTACGTTTAATAATGGGTTTTTCGACGATAACTTTTGGTCAAGTTCTACGGTTAATAATGGGAGTATAGTTGTTTCTTCCGGATCAATATTCATATATTCAAGTTCAGGAACACAAGCGAATGGTGATGCCAATTTCCTATCTAAACGTGTGGCCAGATTCGTAGCAGGGTCGGCTAATGAATATAGAGCTGTTATACGAATAAGCACAGCTATTCCTACTACCGGCACTAACTCTATGCGGTGGGGTTGTTCTGATGATGGCCTACAGAACGGTCTATATTTCGAGTATGCGAATGGCGCGTTTTATGTAGGATATAGAACCGGTGGGGCCGCGACAAGTATTTCTACTACTAGCTTTAATGGGACTGTCCCCACTATAACTACTAACTACACCCGATATCAGATCGTATATACCAATATAAGGGCTACGTTCTACGTCAACGACGTAGTTGTCCATACTCTTAATCCTTTAACGGAACCTATAGGCCAGACTGCTAATTTCAAAGTTAGATTTAAAAACACTAACAGCGATGGCGCCAATGTTATAAATGTTATTGAGTCCAGAGTCGCTTCTATATTAAGACTTGGACAAAACATGACCTCGTCCACTAAAAGGTATTTATCTACAGCCGGAACATACGTTTTAAAATACGGCCCCGGATTGCTAAAGAATATAGTTGTAAACGCTAATGGGAATGTTGGCAGTAACATAACGATATATGACTCAACATATACAGCCGCTGGTACGATAGTGGGGGTGATAGATACCTATAAATCCGCTATAGCAACGCTGATATATGATTCGCCATTTGATACAGGACTAACGGTAGTCCCTAGTGGGACATTTGGAAATATTACGGTGGTTTACGAATAGGAGAAATTATGAAATACGCAATATCTTTTTTAATGATCATGTCATCGTGGTGCTTATGCAATGCGGAGCCTGGTACATCGGCTAAGATACAAGGGGTTGCTGATCCAGCTTGTATTTCGGTTTCTACTTCTGCGTGGACGGCTATTCCTTCTACCACAACCGTTAAATCCGGTAGAGGAGGGATATTGATATCTGCTCCGTCTACTAACACTGCTGGATTCGGAATAGTGCTTGCGTCCTCGACTATGCAAGTCCCTATAGTTTCCACATCGAGCTTCGGAATACAGATGGCTAAGGGCGACTATTTAGATTTATCTATAAGCGAATTTGTCAGGTCATTCGCAGTGGCTCTTCATTCTTCTGCCGAGAGTATATGCTATCAAGAATACACGCTTGAATTAGGAAGATAATCATGCCTAAAGAATTAGAAACAAGAGAGATAAAAGGAGTAGAGATATTCGCTACAGGAACATGGAATGACGATATCTACACCGATAAAGATTTGGAAAATATGGTTATTGCCTTTGCTAAAACAAAGGATAAAATAAAACCATTTCTTAAGCTAGGCCATAACGAGATGCAGACGTTGCTAGAAGCTGATGGCCTTCCTGCGGCCGGATGGATAGAGAATCTTAGAAAGGTGGGTTCTAAACTTGTAGCCGATTTCGTGGGAGTCCCAAAGGCTATATACGAATTAATTAAAGTAGGTTCATACCGTACCGTATCCAGTGAGATATATTGGAACTTTGGCCTAGACGGGGAAAAATATCCTTACCTACTTAAAGCCGTTGCGATACTTGGAGCCGATATCCCGGCAGTATCAACGCTAAAGGATATTATGTCGCTTTACGCTAATGGCGAGCCAGCCCTTGCGTATGATGTCACAGGGATTGAAGTTAAAACCTATAAAGTTAAAATCACGGAGGATAAAGAAATGGAAAAAGAACTGAATGAACTCCGGGAGAAGCTCGCCCAGACGGAGAAGCTTTTTACCGATGAGAAAGCGGCCTATGCCGTTGAAAAAGATGGCATGACTAAGAGCATGGAAGAGATGAAAGGGAAGTGCGCTGAAATGTCTGCCAAATGCGAAGAGTTGCAGATGAAATGCGACGAATGGGGCAAGAAATATTCCGAAGTGACTGAAGCCTCGCGCATTGTTGAGATTAACGCTAAGATAGACGCGCTCATCGAAGCTAAAAAGGTACTACCGGCACAGAGAGAAAGCCTGTTTACTCTTATAAAGAATATGCCTAAAGAGGCTAAGTATTCTGTTGACGGTAAAGAAGAAACGCTTGATACTCTTGTTCTTAAATTCGCAGAAGCATATCAGCCGGTTAATCTTCCTACTGAACCTAAGGCTGACGGAAAACATCCGGAAAAGAAAGAATTTAATAGCGAAGAGGACGAAAAACATTCTGCTATTGAGAAATATATGGCCGAACATAAGGTTTCTTACACGAAAGCTTATGAAGCCATTACCCTTGAAGCGCGTCTTAAAGCCGCCGAAAGGAAAGCTGAATAATAAGCGTATCAAATGACCTTTGATATGTAAAAAATAGGCTACCTAAAAACTAAAAAAGGAGAACTATAATGTCACAGAGTAAACCTGGTGTTGTGATTAGCATGGACGCTGGCGGCTCCATATCCGCTTATCGTGTATGCTATGTTTCGGGCGATCATGCGATCACCCTGTGGGGTTCTACGAATGCCGCTTCTATTCTTGGAGTAACTGCTGATGGCGGGGCCGCTGGAACTTCCATTCCGGTTGTTATTTCAGGGACCGCTAAAGTTGAGATTAACGATAGCGTTACGGCCGGAAATCTTCTGGTTGCCGCAACTGGAGCTTCGGGCCGTGTGGTTGGAGTTTCTGTTGCTACCGCTACGGTGGGAGCGCCTTATATCGGTATTTGTCTTGATACCGTGTCTGGTGCATCTTGCACTGGTGCGGTTGTTGAAGTTGCGATCGTAGGAGGTAATCTTACCCACCTGATCTAATCATGGAGGATAGAAAATAATTATGCCCCTTAACTCACAAGTTCACAACAGCAAGCCGCTTGAAAATATATCGGTAGCATATGCGAATCAGTCTTTTATCGCTAATATGCTATCCCCCAATGTGCCGGTTAAACATGAAACTGATACTTATTATGTGTATAGCAAGGATTCTTTAATCCTGCCTGATACGCATAGGGCTGATGGCGCGGCTTCTAAAGAGGCCTCGTTTAGCCTGTCTACCGCTTCATATACGGTTCAGTGTCATTCCCTGTCTGATCTCATAACCGTTAGGAAGCGTCAGAACGCTGATCCGGCTATTGATCTTGAAAAAGATACTACCGAGTATCTGACTGAAAAGATCATGATGAAGAAAGAGTATGACATCTTGACCGCGATCAGCACTAAATCCAATTGGGCACAGGAGTATTCCTTGACCACCACGTTTGCATGGAATGCGAATACCACGCTGTCCAATCCGATTGACTTTGCGCTGTCTGCGGGTTCCACGATAGCCAAGAACTCCGGATACCTTCCTAATGTGTGCGCTATGGATTACAGCACGTTCCTTGCTTGCAAGAAACACATATCCATTGTTGACCGCATTAAATATACTTCCCCTGAGAGTATATCGGAAGGTCTTATAGCCAGGCTGTTTGAGGTTGATAATGTCCTTGTCAGCCGCGCTGTCTATAATACCAATGAAGAGGGAATGGCTGATAGTATGTCGTTCATGATGACCGACTGCGCGTGGTTTGGTTATGTCGCGCCTTCTGCCGGTCTCAAGAAAGTATCGGCTCTCTATACGTTTGTCACCACAAACGCGAATAACTCGCCTATGTCGGTAAAGAAATGGTGGGATGATGAGAGAAGCGGGGACAAGGTGGAAGTTACGCATATGTATCAGCACAAGATTGTCGCTTCGGATGCGGCTTTCTACATAGGCAACACAATCCAGTAAATAGTTTGTTGCCGGGGCGGGCTTCCCTGTCCCGCCCCGGTGACTTAACACAAACACAGGAGAACAGGAGAACAGGAGATAAAACAAATGGGTAGACCTAGACTAAACAAAGAAGAAAATATAGAAAGTACGGATACGCCTAAAAAGGAGTTTAAATATACTCCTTTTTTAGATTCTGCTAGCTTGCCGCCTTGTAAGACGGATAAGAAAGGAGAGTTCATTGGATACGGAGACCCACATTACGCTTATCGTCGTACATCAGCCAATACGGCAGAGTTACTTGCATTTTTTAAAAAGCCTAAAGGTGTGGTTTCAAAACTTGTAAGAGTTCTTCGGTTGCGCTCTGGAAAGAATAAAGACGACGCTTTCTATAGGCTGTTGAAAGACAATAACATCCCGGAGATTGATTAATATGGGTATCTACGCCACAACGACATCTTTCACTAGTCTTATCCCTAATCTACTAGCGGGTAATTCTACGGCAGATAGCGCGGGCGTAGACGCTTTATCGGCGCACATCACACGGGCCGAGAGCGTGGTTAACAGCTACATCTCGGCCCGGTACTCTTTACCTTTTACTATTGTACCGCCAATAATAAGGACTCTATCTGAAGATATCGCCTCATGGTTTCACATTCGCGGGGTTTCGGTACAGGACGGGCAGCGTGATAATCCATGGTATCTTACATATAAAGAAGATTTGAAAATGCTTGAGGGAATACGCGATGGTAAAACTACTTTAGCATTAACAGATGGATCGGCAGTATCCCCTATTTCTACTTCAAGATTTCTTTCATCCACAGATGGATATTCCAGAACCTTTGACCTAGATGAACCTGACAAATGGGAAGTGTCACAAGATCGAATTGGCGACATAACGGATGGAAGAAATTAATGGCACTTCATGCTCAATTAAATGCTGGAGAATGGACAGGTTTTTTATCTTCCATACAAAATAAAATTAAGAATCCATCCGAACTATTAAAATCCGCATTTATGACAGCGGGATTTAAAGATCTAATGCAGCATTTTGAAGATGAGAAAGGACCTACTGGGAAATGGAAGTCAAGAAGTCCAGAAACACAAATACAATACGCTATTAAAAATAAAATAAATAGCAGATATAACCCCTCAAATAAAATACTGCAATTAACTGGCAAACTTCGGGGTTCTATATTGCCTACAAATACTAAGAAAGTATCATACAACGCTATAGAGATATTTGCAAATTCAAAATATGGACACAGGCACGATTCAGGTACGGACGGTATGCCGCAACGTGAATTTATGTGGTTCAGCGAAAAGGCAAAAGATTTGATGGCAAATATAATATCCTCATTGGCATTTGGTATTAAATAATGGCTTTTAATTATTCATCCAAAGTAACGGCTTTATACAACGCGATAAACAACGCGAATACTACTACTTGCTCTTATGATATATCCACAGGACTAGACGAAAGAATAAAGAAAATAGCTATTGCAGATCCCGCAGTAGTCAATTTACGTAATTACGAATTCCCTGCTATATTCATAAAGATAGAAAACAAGAGCGAGGAATTTGAGGGAATAGGTGGTACAGGTTCAGCGCGTGAGCTTAAATCCGCTGATGTCACATATCAAGTTGTTGGACTTTACAAGAAATATGGATCCACTAGCACAAATGACGCTTTGCTGACAGATATTTATAAACTTGCTGATAACATCGAAACCTCCATCCGTGAAGAATACACTTTATCCGGTACAGCCGCATGGTGTCAGCCGGAGTCAACGGATTTTATAGGGCCATTTGAGGGTGAAGGAACTCTGATAAAAGGTGTAATGATTTCAGTAAAAGCTAAGTATTATTTTAGATAACAGGGGAAATAAAACATGAGCTTATCTTATAAAGATGTCAGGAATCAAAGTAGACAGGTATGGGGCCAATTTGGTGATAAATTGTGGCTACCTAATGCTAAGAAAAACGCACAATTAAAATATAAGGATTGTAGGGAATTGCATAATAGTAAGATTGGGAAATTCTCAGTTTTATCCGCTATGGGGGAATCTCTCGAAGCCAATATCGACACGCTAAAAAAATACCGTGATCGCTATGAGATTACTGTATGCGATAAAGGTTTTGGAGCTTTACTTGAACACGGAATAAAGGCCGATTACGTTATATTGTGCGACGCTTCCATCCCTTTTAAATGGCTTGATAAATACGTGAATGAAACCGATGGAGTATCTTTAATGGCTACGGCCTACGCTAATCCAGAATGGACACACGCATGGAAAGGCGATAAATACTTTTACGTTAATAAAGACGCTATAGGGACAGAGGTTAATTTTACTCCCATATTTGGAGATAAAATACGCATAATGCCGG